AGAACTAAGAAAGACACAACTAGAACTATCAAAAAAGGCAAGAGACTCCTTTTTAACGTTCGTTTCTACTGTGTGGCCGGGGTTCGTGGAAGGTGAACATCACCGCAGGATCGGTGAGAAGTTTGAAAAGGTACTATCAGGCGAGATTAAAAGATTAATTGTTAACATGCCCCCTCGTCATACGAAGTCAGAATTTGCGTCCTTTCTTTTTCCTGCTTGGCTCATGGGCCACAAACCACAGACCAAGATCATTCAAACCACCCACACAGCCGAACTCTCTTACAGATTTGGTCGTAAGGTGAGAAACATGATGGACGGAGAGGAATACAAGTCTGTCTTTCCTGAAGTAAAATTATCACAGGATTCCAAAGCTGCGGGTAGATGGGAAACCAACTACGGGGGAGAGTATTTTGGGGCGGGTGTAGGAGGAGCCATAACAGGTCGTGGTGCGGATTTATTAATTATAGATGATCCCCATAGTGAACAAGATGCACTGAGTGCAACAGCCATGGACAACGCATGGGAGTGGTATACCTCGGGTCCTCGTCAGCGTTTACAACCCGGTGGTAGTATTGTTTGCGTGATGACACGGTGGAGTGAAAAAGATTTAACAGGCAACCTTACTCGTGCCATGAGTGAAGTGAAAGCCGATCAGTGGGACGTGATTGAGTTTCCTGCAATCCTACCCAATGAGAAACCTGTCTGGCCAGAGTATTGGAAGCTATCAGAACTAGAATCTGTCAAAGCTTCTTTGTCAGAACAGAAATGGCAAGCGCAGTGGCAACAGAACCCGACTGGTGAAGAAGGGGCTATTATCAAGCGAGAGTGGTGGCAAGAATGGGAAAAAGAACAAATGCCGATGCTCAAGCATGTCATACAGAGTTATGATACGGCGTTTACCAAAAAAGAAACAAGTGACTATAGTGCCATTAGTACATGGGGTGTCTTCTATCCTGATGAAGTGACTCCTAATATAATTTTATTAGATATTGTTAAAGATCGTTTTGAGTTTCCTGAACTTAAAAAGGTTGCTTTAGAGCAGTATAAATACTGGGAACCGGAGTCCGTGATCGTTGAAGCGAAGGCCTCGGGTCTTCCTTTGATACAAGAATTACGGCAGGTGGGTATCCCTGTTATCAACTTTACACCTTCCCGTGGTAATGATAAGTTATCCAGAGTGCACGCTGTTGCTCCTCTTTTTGAGAGTGGTTCAGTATGGGCACCAAAGAAACGCTGGGCAGAAGAGATGATAGAAGAATGTGCGATGTTCCCTCATGCGGAACATGACGATCTTGTGGATTCGATGAGTCAAGCATTATTAAGGTTTCGTAAGGGCAACTTTGTAACATTGCACGATGACTACGAAGATGAGCCCGTGGACCACGGAGCAGAACCGGAGTATTATTAATGGCTGTATATAACCCCTATGATCAAGTAATTTTTGATGATCCTGCCTATTTAACAGATGCGGATAAAGTCAAAGAACAACTTCAAGAAGAGACCCGAGGTATTGCTGACATTATAGCAAGAACTGCTGGTCCTATTGCAGGATTAATAACTGACCCCGAAGCTTATCAACAGACCTTAGATCAAGAACAAAGAAACAAACAAATTTTAGAATCATTAGATATTACCAATAGACAATTAAACAGAGATGAAATGGAACGTGCAAAAGCAGCGGGCTATGATCCACTGACCCCGGGCCAAGCATTAGGAAAGATACCTGGATTTATGTATAGTGATTTAGTCAAAGGATCACAAAATATTCGTGCAGGTATTGATTATTATGACCTACCTGACAATGAGCGAATGGGTGTTGCGATGGGTATAATTGATATAACCGATATTGCATTACTGCCAGCCGTTTTTAAAAAATTAGCAACCCTAGGAGTAAAGAAGTTTGGAAAAACTAATTTAAAAACGATGGCTCAAGATCCAGAATTACAAAAACAATTCCCTGCTGAGACACAAGAAATTTTGACTATTACAGGTGGAGGATTTACACCTGCAGGTGTTATGAGAGAAGCTGATATGGGACCAAAATCTGTAAGTTTTAGAAAATTTAGTCCATATGATTTTAAAAAATTAAATAAAACAATTAAAGACATTAAATCAGGAAAATTAAAACCAAACCAAGGTCCAAATAAATATGGTTTAGATAAAAATAGAACTAATGAATTATTAAGACAAAGTCCTGATACAAATTTTGATTATACACAACTTGAATTTCCTATTGAAGAATTACAAAGTCTTATTCCTAGACAAGCTAATTTTATAGAAGCAGGGAAATATTTAGAAAATTTAAAAGGCAAAAAAACATTTAAGGAACTATTTGAAGAGGGATTTACTCGAGATAGTATTGATCAAGCAAGAAAAAAAAATCCAGAACTTACTGAAAAAATAATATTTTCTAAGTTTTCTACTCCAGGTGACAGACTTAGAAGTCTTACAACTATAATGAATAAAAACAAAAAAGAGTTAGGGTTGACTAAAACTGCAAAAATGATGGGTGATGATAGAGAGGAAGCTGTTTTATTTGACGGTTTATTTAGAAGTCTTGAACCTGAAAATTTAGGCTTATCTCCAGATGTTGACCCAAAACTTTTTGGAGAAAAGTTTATTGATTTTATGAAAGGCATTGATTGGAAAAAACAGTTTGCAGAAGATTTAGATACAATAAAAGTTTTAGATAAACAGAGAATACAGGGAGACAAAATCATTAAAGAAATGTTTAATGATTATAAAAAACGTTTTCCAAAGCAGTTTAAAAACTTAAATGTAAATGATTTTAAACTTCAAATATCACATAATTTTCCTCTTCGAACTGTTAAAGGACAATTTCAAGGAGTTGGTGGACTAAAAGGTTCATCGAGACTTTCTTTTGCAAGAACAAATATTTTATCTCATCAAGAAATTGAAAGTTCATTTAAAGAAATTATAAACGCTGCAAATGAACAGGGTGGTAAATTAACACCTATTCAACAAGAAGCATTAAATTTATTAGATAAGCGTGCAAAAAAATTAGGAACGGTAGCATATGGAAAAATATTACCAGAGGGTTTAGAGGGTGATGAATTTATAAAAGTAGGTATTGAAGAACAACCAGGCTTAATAAGTTTAATAGAAAGTTTAGAAAATCATTTTAAACAAATCTCAAAACAAAAAAATTACAAACCTAAAAAAGTTGAACCTAAAGGTGGACCCACTAATCTTGCTTCAGGTTTTATTGATGAAGATATACCTGTAGAAATAATTGATGACTTAAAAATGAAAAAAGGTGGAGAAGTCAAACCTGTACGTATGGCCATGGGCGGTGATCCGTTGCAAAATATTAATCAACAACAATTCTCACCTGACCCTGCAGTAGACCAAGACTATTTTCAAGAAGCCGTAGATTCAGGTAATTTACAAGCAGCAAATTTATTGAATCTCTTTAAAGTTTTCAAAAAACCCAAAGCGATGGCAACACCATCTAATGTGAAACAAATAGAAGAAGCAAGAGATCCTATACCGGCACCAACAGGTTCACAGGAGATTGCACCGTTGCCTGCAGGAAGACAAGATTTCTTTTTCAAATCATTTTTTCTCGATCAACTCAATAGTCAAAATGCACCGAAGGCTTCAACACCTCAAGGTTGGAGAGAATTTTTAATTAAAGGAAGAAAAGTTCCTGAAGCAGAAATGATGGATACAGGAATTTTGCAATATCTAGAAGATACTGAAAAGTTTTTTCCTAACAAAAAAATTACAAAACAAGACTTAGAAAGTCTCTATGACATGTCACCCTTAGGTAATTTAGAAGTGCGTGTGAAAGAATCCACTCGACGAGACCCTGCTGAAACTTTTGTGCCGGGTAGCACAGGAAGAGATTTATTAGACTTTGATGCAGATCAAGGAAGAGCAAGACATAAAGGTGCAGGTAGTGCTAAAATTGATGAAGCTGCGGATGAGTATTTTGAAGTTGTAGTTAACGTCCCTCAACTACCCGGACAAGAAAAAGTTTTTGTTAATTCAGGACACTATCAAGAACCGAATGTTTTAGGTTTCACTCGTGTAGGAACATACAAGAATGCTGACAATCAAAAAGTGGCAGTCATTCAAGAAATGCAAACTGATATGCTAACCGAAGTTCGTAAAGAACAAGAACGCTTGTTTGCAATGGTTAATGCACTGAAAAGACAACGTGCCGATCTAGTTAATCAAGTAGAACAGGCTCGAAACTTGGGTCCCGGAAACGTTGACTATGCCACAAATAAATTAAGACAGTTTGATCAAAAATATCCAGAGAGTCTATTAAATGACTTAGCACAAGATAATTTAATTCAACCTTTCCCTAACATTGTTGCGAAAGAATTAATTCCAGAAAAAACACGCAACCTAAATGCAATACAAGATGATATTAACAAACTAAGTATGGCAAACGTTGAGCAATACACAGACCCTGCTTACAAGACTAAGATTTTTGATTTAGCACAAGAACAAACAAAAATTCTTGATGACTTGATGTCCATGAATCGAAGTTCAAACTATCAAGAAAAGCTTAAAGATTTTAAAGTACCCTCTACAAGCAACCGAGAGGAATTACAACGAATTGGAGAGACAGATACTTATCTACCAAGTGGTTATAATATGAAAACATTAGAATCATTTCCACCCATACCTTTTAATAAACAAGCAGACTATGTAGATCTATTAATTAAATCAACAATCAAAGCAGCAAAACAAAAAGATATCGATCGAGTGGCTATTATGCCTGCTGATATAGGTGCTAACCCTCGTTGGGGTAAGAGTTCGGATGAAGCAAAAAAGAAGTTTCAAAACTTGTATGACAAAGTAGGTGTTCAACAATTAAAGAACATTGCAAAAAAGTATGATGGTACATTAAATGTAGAAAAGATTATTGATTCAAGTAAAACTAATCGTGGTGTGACATTTCTTAATAAAAATCCAGACGGAGAGTTTCAGATATTAAAACAAATAGAAACTAGAAAAGAAATATCAGATGCGGATAGGGACAAATATTATGATGAGGAAATAACTAGAATTGCAAGTGGAGTAAATGAACCAGGTACAATAGTTTTGACTAGAGAAATTGCACCAGGTCAAATGATGGATTACTACCTTGTAGAAGGTCGTGGAGATGCCACGGATGTAGGATATCGTATGATACCTTTAAAAGAAGGTGAAAGCGCAGATGATGCACTTATAAAGATTATGGAATATAACCCTAGCGCAATTGATATGTATACTATATCATTTGATCCTTCCAAATTGGAAGAACCAATGTACTTATTTAAGAAAAAATCAGGTGGAACTATTGATAAAGATAGTTTAGTTTCTATAACAGATATATACGGCGAATATGGTAGATAAATTTAACAGCTCATCACGTGATCCAAGCGACATTAACGATGCAAAAGCAATTGGTCCTGGAGGTGATGATAAAATTGATATTGAAGAAGTAGGCAGTCAAATAGAGGTGAATCTATCTCCTGATCAAGTAGAAGATAGTGTAGAAATAATTGAAGATGGTTCAGCGATAGTTGGTGATGTAGACATACCAGAAGAATCAGGATTCAATTCAAACTTAGCAGAAATTTTAGATGAAGGGTATTTACAATCTCTTTCTAATGACCTTATGGATAAAGTCGAAAATGACAGATCCTCTAGAGAAGATTGGGAAACTGCTTATACCAAAGGTTTAGATTTATTAGGTTTCAAATATGAAGAACGCACCAGACCATTCAGAGGTGCTGCAAGCGTTAATCATCCTGTCTTAGCTCAAGCTGTTACACAATTTCAAGCGATGGCTTATGTTGAATTATTACCTAGTGATGGTCCTGTTAGAACTCAAGTTGTTGGTGCAAACAATGAACAACTTCAATTAGCAGCAGAGCGTGTAAAAGAATATATGAATTATGAGATTACTCATGTCATGGAGGATTATAATCCTGAAATGGATCAATTGTTATTTCAATTACCCTTATCAGGAAGTGCATTTAAAAAAGTTTATTATGATGAAGTTCAAGGTAGAGCTACATCAAAGTTTATCCCTGCAGAAGATATTATTGTTCCTTACGGAGCATCAGACTTAGACAGCTGTGATCGAATTTCACAAATTGTAAAAATGTCTATGAACGATTTGAGAAAGAAACAAGTTTCTGGATTCTATCGTGACGTAGATTTACAAGCATACGATGGTGATGATGAGTCAGGCCTTCAAGAAAAAATGGATAGAATAGATGGTGTAAATCCAAATAGCTATCAAATGGATGACATGTCTGAATTATATGAAATGCATGTTGATTTAGATTTAGAAGGTTTTGAAGATTTAAACCCAAAAGATGGTGAACCTAGTGGAATTAAATTACCCTACGTTGTCACTATAGATAGATCATCAAATAAAGTTTTATCTATATATAGAAATTATGTTGAAGGAGATTCACTAAAAAGAAAGAATGAATATTTTGTTCACTACAAGTTTTTACCTGGACTAGGTTTTTACGGGTTTGGTTTAATTCACATGATTGGTGGTTTGACAAGAACTGCCACAACAGCATTAAGACAACTATTAGATGCAGGTACTTTATCTAATCTACCAGCGGGTTATAAGTCACGTGGTTTAAGAATACGTGATGATGATCAACCACTACAACCTGGTGAGTTTAGAGATGTTGATGCACCTAATGGAATTATTCGTGAAGCATTAATGCCTTTACCTTACAAAGGTCCTGATCAAGTTCTTATGCAACTATTAGGCTTCTGTGTGGATGCTGCAAAACAATTTGCAACTGTTGCAGATATGCAAACATCAGAAATAGGTAAATCACAAACACCTGTCGGTACAACAATGGCACTAATGGAACGTGGCACAAAAGTTATGTCTGCTGTTCACAAAAGATTACACTTTGCTCAAAAGAAAGAGTTTAAGTTATTAGCTAAAATTTTTAAAGTAGCTCTTCCACCCGTATATCCTTTTAATGTTCAAGGTGGACCTAGACAAATTAAAGCTCTCGATTTTGATGACAATATAGATATCTTACCTGTATCGGATCCAAATATTTTCTCAATGTCACAACGTGTGACGTTAGCACAAAACCAATTACAACTTGCTCAGAGTAATCCTCAGATGCATAATCTACGAGAAGCTTACAGAAGAATGTATATAGCTTTAGGTATTAAAGATATTGAACAAATACTTCCAATACCACCACAACCTCAACCACAAGATCCAGCTATGGAACATAGTGTTGTTTTACGTGGTGCTCCTTTACAAGCTTTTCCACAACAAAATCATGAACTTCACATTAAAGCACACAGAACATTTATGTCATCTGTTTTAGTAAAAGCTAATCCAATGGCAGTTATGAATTTAGTTTCTCATGTCATGCAACATACTTCTTTACTTGCTACACAAACTGTTGATAAAGCAATGGTAGAGGAAGCAGAAAAATTACGTCAACAATTTGGTGAACAAGTACCACCAGAGGCTTTACAAGCACTACAATCTCAAAGAGCAACTGCAATAGATAATGAAATTGTAAAAATTACAGAACAAATGGTTATGGAAGAACAGGAATCTATGCAGGATCAAAACATGGATCCTCTTGTTTTACTTAAACAACAAGAATTAGCTTTAAAACAATCAGAAATGGAGATGCAAGCCCAACTAAAAGGTGAGAATCAAGCATTAAAAGAAAACCAATTCGATTATAAACAAAGTTTTGACGCTCAAAAGTTAAAAAAAGACTATGATTTAGCTCAGTTAAGAGCAGATGTAGCAACACAACGTCAAAATCAACAAAATAGAGGTCAAAATGATTAGTTTATTAGCTGGTCCAGTAGCTGGAATGATTAAAGATGCTGTTACTGGCTTTGTAGAGACTAAAAAAGCAAAAGCGGATCTTGCTTTGACTGAAATCAAGGCACAAAAAAGCTTAAAAGAGCAACAAATAGCAGGAAAAATTAGCTGGGAGGCTACTGCAGTCGATCAGATGAAGGGATCGTGGAAAGACGAACTAATTTTAATATGCTTGTTGGTTCCAGCGGTGGCAGTATTTATCCCCGGATGGACTCCACACATTAAAGCAGGATTTGAAGCACTTCATTCTTTACCTGACTACTACAAACATCTCTTATATATCGCCTGTTCGGCGAGCTTTGGTATAAAAGGTGCAAAAGGTGCTATGGGTTTAATTACTAAAAAGAAATGACAACAAAATGCATAAAGTGTGACTGCTTATGCCATTGTTGTTCAACTTGTATGTGCGAATGCACTATATGCGAACATGAAGAAACAGAAACTAACAACAACAGTTCCTCCTAAAAGAGGACCAACACCACAAGGGTTGAAAATTAATTATAAAAAGATACAAATAGTTAAGATAAACAAATAAGGATATTCTTAACTATGAAACACACCTATTTTACGATACCTGGGTGGTTCAATTACTCTGAAACTTACGACATCGTTGTAGATCAAATAGCCAGTGATGGTGTAATTGTAGAAATTGGATCTTTTCTAGGTAGATCAACACACTATCTTGCAACCGCTCTTTACAATGCGGGAAAAGAAGATGTAAAAATATATTGCGTAGATACTTTTGAAGGTTCATCAGAACATGCTGATATAAAACTACCAAAAGACTTCTCATCTATATTCAAAGATAATTTACAATTTTTTATTGGAAGAAATATGGTTGTACCTTGTCAAGGTAGATCAGATTCAGAAGAAATTTTAAATCAATTTAAGGATGAATCTGTTGATTACATTATGGTTGATGGTGCACATGAATATGACGCTGTTGAAGATGATATTATCAATTGGTGGCCTAAATTAAAACAAACAGGTGTTATGGTTGGTGATGATTATGCTCTTAATTCAGTAGCTGAAGCAGTGAGATCAGGTTTAGGTAAAATGCAAAATAATAATTACGGAGTTAATCACGGTCATGAACAAACATGGCACTGTGCGAAAGATGGACAAAACAAAGTTTTTGAAAAAAGAATACCAGGAGTTAATGCTTACGTATGAGCATCTTTGTAATTCATAATTATCAAAAAGAACTAAAAACACTCAAAGAACAACTTCATGAACATTTGACACAAGGGGTTGAAAACTTTGAAGATTACAAGTATATTCAAGGAAAGTTACATATGCTTGACATATGCCAACAGGAAATTTCTCGCCTGCTGGATCAAGAGGAGAAAATAGATGACTAAGACTTTATATGTCCCTGAGGACATAAAGAAAAAAATGGCAAACCCTTCACAGGGTGTAGCAAAAGATAAAAAAGAATTAGAAAAACTTCCACAACCTGTTGGTTGGAGAATTTTAGTTTTACCTTTTAAAGCAAAAGAAAAAACTAAAGGTGGAGTTATTTTAACGGATAAGACTTTAGAAGATTCACAATTAACAGCGTCTGTTGCCATGGTTTTGGCAGTCGGTGCAGATGCATATCAAGATAAAGAAAAGTTTCCTAATGGTCCTTGGTGTAAACAAGGTGATTGGGTTGTGTTTGGCAGATACGCAGGATCTAGACTTAAAATTGAAGGTGGGGAAGTAAGATTACTCAATGATGACGAGATACTCGGCACAGTGGATAATCCAGAGGACATACTAACAATACTATAACATGGGAGGTACCATGCAAACAGAAATAACATCTGCTCAGAAAGACAAAATGGTCGATTTGGATACGTCAGGTGAAGGTGCTGAAATAGAACTTGAAGATAAGTCTCACGGCACAGTAAAACCCGACACGTATGAAGAAGTAAAAACTGAAGAAAAAGATCCTTTAAAGCCTGAAGTTCAGGAAGAAGAACAACAAGGTGAAATGGATCAATACTCAGATAAAGTCAAAAAACGAATTGATAAAATGACTTGGAAATTGAGAGAAGCCGAAAGAGAAAAAGAGGCTGCTTTCATGTATGCTCAAAACGTTCAAAAAGAACTATCAGAAGCTAAAAAGAAAACTTATGACATTGACAAAGGTTATATGTCTGAAAGTGAAGTACGAAATAAAATGGCTTCTGATCTTGCACGTCAAAATTTGATAAGAGCTAGAGAAGCTGGTGATTTTCAACTTGAAGAAGAAGCTCGCCAAGCTTTAACTAAATTAGATTTAGAGGCTGAAAGAA